TCATCATCGACGAGTTCCACGTCCACAAGGACAACGACCTCTTCGACGCCCTGACGCTCGGCTCCGCCACACGCTCGCAACCGTTGACGCTGGTGATCTCCACGGCTGGCTTCGACCTCGACTCCCCGCTGGGCCGCCTCTACCGCCGGGCCAAGCGGGTCGCCTCCGGTGAGGAGCACGACCCGTCGATGGGCATGACGTGGTGGGGTCCCGACGACTCCGAGGAGTACGACCACCGGGACCCGGCGACGTGGGCGAGGTTCAACCCCGCCTACGAGCACTTCATCAACACCGACGAGTTCGAGTCCGCGTTCCGACGCACCGCCGAGGCCCCCTTCATCCGGTACCGGCTCAACGGCTGGACCAAGTCGGAGTCCTCATGGCTTCCGGCCGGTGTGTTCGAGGCCCTCGCCTCCGACCGCCGCCTGGAAGCCGGTGAACGCATCGTGGTCGGCGTGGACGCCGCATGGCAGTCGGACTCGACCGCCGTGGTGGCCTGCACGCTCGACGAGCCCCGCCACATCGAGGTGCTCGGCCTCTGGGAGAAGCCCGACGACGTGTCCGAGATGGCGTGGCGCACCCCGATGGACGAGGTGAAGGCCACGATCATCGAGGCGTTCGAGAAGTTCACCGTCGCCGAGTGCGCCGCAGACCCGTGGCGCTTCGAGTCGGCGCTCCTCGAACTCGTCGATCTCGGCTACCCCATGACCGAGTACCCGACCGGCGCCGTGCAACGCATGACCCAAGGGTCCCAGGCGATGTTCGACGCCATCATCGACGGCCGCATCACCCACACCGGAGACCCGGCGCTCGTGCGGCACTTCCGCAACACCGTGCTCCGCGAGGACGCCCGAGGTGGTGCCCGCATCACCAAGGACCGCCGAGGCTCGACCAAGAAGATCGACCTCGCCATCGCCTCGATCATCGCCCACCACCGTGCGGTGGCGTGGCGTGAAGAGGACACCCCCGCCGAGGCTCAACTCCTCGTGCTCTAGGAGCAGTCATGTCGGACAACCGATCCATCACCCTGCTCTGGGGTCCCCCGTGCGCTGGCAAGTCGACCCTCGTCGGCGAGTTGGCCGAGCGGGGCGACGTGGTCCTCGACCCGGACCTGCTCCACGCTGCACTCTCCGGCCTCGGCCCTCACGACCACGACTCGACGGTCACCCACTTCGTCCGGGCCGCCTGGGACGAGGTGCTTCGCCAACTCCAGACGCAGCCCGATGCCCGTGGCTGGGTCATCGCTGGAGTGCCCACCCGAGCGCAGCGCGACGAGTTGTCCGCGACCTGCACCTCGACCCGGCTCGTCTACGCCGACCGCGAGACCTGCCACCAACGTGCCACCGACGCCGGAAGACCCGACTCGTGGCACGGCTACATCGACCGCTGGCACGACCACTACGAGCCAGACCTCCCCGTAAGGAGCGACTCCATGTCCTACGAGCGACGCACCGCCACCGAAGGCGTCGAACTCCGCGAGGAGGGCGACACCCTCACCGCCGTCGGCTACGCCGCCGTGTTCGACCGCCTGAGCCAGTCGCTCGGCGGCTTCGTCGAGCGCATCCTTCCGGGGACGTTCCGGTCGACACTCAAGCAGGCCGACGTGACGGCGCTGTTCAACCACGACCCGAACAACCTGCTCGGCCGCTCGTCCGCCGGGACCCTCCGCATGGCCGAGGACGACAAGGGCCTCCGCTACGAGGTCGACCTACCGGCCACGACGCTCGGCCGGGACGTGGCCGAACTCCTACGACGGCGCGACCTCATCGGCTCGTCGTTCGGCTTCCGCACGATCTCCGACGAATGGGGCGAGACCGAGGACGGCTACCCGCTCCGCACCCTCTCCGAGGTCGCCCTGCGCGACGTGGGGCCGGTCGTCTATCCGGCTTACGGCGACACCGAGGCCAGCCTTCGCTCGCTCGCCGAGTCCCGCTCCCTCGACCTCAACGATCTCATCCAGGCGGCCGAGGACAACGACCTCCGCAGCCTGCTCTTCCCAGCACCGACAACCGACGACGAGGAGCCGGGCGACACCCACTCCAACCCCGTCCGACGGCACTGGGCCATCCGCTGACCGGGCCACCCCCATCGGCACCACCACCCATCCACCTACCCATGGAGGTAGCCATGTCCCCGCAGGACATCAAGGCGTCCTTCGAGGCCCGCCAGCACGCGGTGTCCGAACTCCGCCGACTCGTCGAAGACGTAGACGGTGCCGAGTTCAACGCCGAGCAGCAGGCTGAGTTCGACCGGCACAACGAGGCCATCGACTCCCTCGACGCACGCATCCGCTCCGGGCTCGACCACATCGAGCGCGAAGCGAAGGCCACCGCAGCACTGGACGAGTTCCGTGCCTACGGCGACCTCACCACCCCCCACGAGAGCGCGGTCGACGCCAAGGTCGACGACGAAACGCTCTTCCGGCAGTTGGTCACCGGAGAGATCCGGTCGTTCACGTCGATGCCCACCGAGGCTCGTGACATGACCAAGGGCACCGCCACGGCAGGCGGCAACATCGTCCACTCCTCGATGTGGGACCGCATCGTCGACAAGTTGGAGGAGGAGTCGCAGGTCATCAGGGCCGGTGCCACCGTCATCAACACCGCTGGCGGCGAGGACCTCCTTGTCCCGCGTGTCGGCACGAATCCCAGCGGCGCCCTCGTGGCCGAGGCGGGCACGATTGGCGAGAGCGATCCTGTGATCCAGCAGGTGACCTTGGGAGCCTTCAAGTACGCCGCGCTCACGCAGGTGTCCACCGAGTTGCTCTCCGACTCGATGTTCAACGTGGCGGACTTCGTCACGCGCATCGGCGGACAGGCAGTGACCCGTGCCCTCGGTGCGGACCTGTCGAACGGCAGCGGATCGAGCAAGCCCAAGGGCATCGCCCAGGCGGCCACCTCGTTCGGCACCAGTGCCACGGCGACGACGATCACCTACGCCAATCTGGTCGAGGTCGAGTCGACGATGCCGGTCCCGTACCGGACCCCCGAGACTTGCTGGCTCCTGTCCCCGGAGGCCGTGAAGGTCATCCGGCTGCTCACCGACGACCAGTCGAGGCCCCTTTGGGAGCCGTCCTTGCAGGCAGGGAACCCGGACATGCTGCTGGGCTACCCCGTCTACGTCGATGGCAACCTCGACGCCGCGACCAGCGGCAAGCGCGCGGTCGTGTTCGCACACGCACCCTCCTACGCGGTGCGCCTCGCGGGCGGCCTTCAGGTCGACCGCAGCGACGACTTCGCTTTCAACACGGGCCTGGTCACCTTCCGGTACCAGATCCGCGGCGACGGCGACGCAATCGACACCAATGGCATCGGTTGCTTGACGCAGGCGTAGCCATCTAGCGAGCAGGTCGGGCGGTCTCGACACCGCCCGGCCTTCTCGCTGCCCCTACCCGAGGAGCACCTCTTGAAGATCAGATTCCTGACCCGCGTTTCCAGTTCGGTCTACGGCAGCCACAAGCCCGGCGAGGTCTTCGACTGGCCCGACGCCGACGAGGCCAAGCAGCTCGTGGCCGCGGGCATGGCCGAAGCCGCCACCAAGAAGGCGAAGAAGCCGAAGACCGAGACCGCGTCCGCCAAGGATGAGGTCGAGACCGCCACCACCTCCTAGGAGGAGCCATGGCGTACTACGCCGACGCCGCGGCCGACTCCCGGCTCGTCCTTCGGGACGTTGCCGAGACCCTGTCCGTGACGTTCTATTCGGGCGAAACCGCCACCGACGCCGACGGCTCGGTCACCATCGGGATCGTCGATGCAGCCGGGGCCACCGTCGTGGCCGCGGGCACTTCGACGACCTCTGCGGGGAGCGGCGTCTACACCTACTCCCTCGCCGCCCAGTCCAACCTCAAGGAACTCACCGCAACGTGGTCGGGCACCTGGGGCTCGGCCATGACCTTCGACACCCACCACGAGATCATCGGAGGCTTCTACTGCGTGCCCGCAGAGGTGCGGGCCATGGACTCGATCTCCGGCGAGAGCGCCACCTTCACGGCCGCCGACATCGTCGAGGCCATCACCTACGCCACCGCCGTGATCGACGACTACTGCGGCGCCTCGTTCGTCCAGCGCTACCAGCGCGACACGATGAACGGCACGAACGGCCAGACCATCAAGGTCCGGCGCATGTTCCCCAAGACCCTCCTCGCCGCATCGGTCGACGGCACCGCCCTGACCTCCGACGAGATCGCCGACGTGGCGCTCTTCGAGAACGGGCAACTCACCCGCAAGGACGAGACCTGGACGTTCACCGAGCCGGGCAACCTCGTCGTCATCGACTACGAGCACGGCGTGGGCTCAGTCGCCCCGCCCGACATTCGCTGGGCCGCCAAGACGCTGGCCCGCTATCACCTGCTGGAGCAGGTCTCCCGCATCCCAGACCGGGCGATCTCGGTCCAGAGCGAGTTCGGGAACATCCAACTCGCCCAGCCGGGCATGAACCGGCCCACCCCCCTGCCCGATGTCAACGTGGTGCTCAACCGCCACCGGCATCGGGCTCCCGTCGCGTTCTAGGAGGCCGCCCATGGAGTGGCTCACCGCCGCCCTCACCATCGGTGGCATCGTCGCCGTCCTCTACGGCCTCGCCATCGCATGGCCTCCGCTGGCCTTCATGGTCGGCGGGACCATCGCCCTCCGCGTCGCATGGTCGCTTGATTCCTCGGGGAGGAACTCATGATCCGCCGACTACTCGGCAACCGAGTCGAGGAGCGTTCCCTCAGTTTCCAAGACATCTGGGGACGCGGACTCGACGAGACCGACATCGCGACCGCGTCCGGCGAGGTCGTCAACTCTGACACCGCCTTCGGCGTCACGGCCGTCTACGCAGCGGTGCGGCTCCTGTCGGACGTGACCTCGAACCTCGACCTCTCCGTCTACTACCGCTCCGAGGGCATCGAGCGTCCGTTCCGGCCGCTGCCGACATGGATCGTCCGCATGAACACGAACCTCGCCAACCACGAGGTCATCGGCCAGATCGTCGTGTCGCTCCTCACCGACGGGAACGCCTACATCGCCACGCTCCGAGATGGCACCGGCCGCGTCATCAACCTGACGGTGCTCGACCCCGGCGACATCACGCCCAGCGTCGACAACGACGAAGGCGTCGAGCGCCTGACCTTCACTTCCTCGTCCGCCCCCGGCACGACCTTCACGACCCGCGACATCACCATGGTGCGCGGCTCGGTCATCAAACCCGGAACGGTCAAGGCCCTGTCGCCGATCTCGGCGGCTCGGGAGATGATCGGCACCGGCCTCGGCGTCCAGCGCTACGGCGCCGCCTTCTTCGGCAACTCGGCCATCCCCGGCGCCGTCGTCGAGGTACCGGGCCAACTCTCCCCCGAGGGCGTCGCCCAGATGAAAGCGGCCTGGAACGACGTACACCGCTCGTCGAGCAATAGCCACCGCCTCGCCGTGCTCACCGAATCCGCCAAGTTCTCCACGGTCTCGCTGAGCCCCGAAGACTCGCAGTGGCTCTCCAGCCGTGAAGCCACCGTCCAAGACGTGGCCCGCATCTACGGCCTCCCGCCGTTCCTCCTCGCCGACACCAGCCGCGCCACCTCATGGGGCACCGGCCTGTCGGAGATGAACACCGCCATGGTGCAGTACGCCCTCCGGCCCCTCGCTGGCAAGGTCACCTCGGCGCTCACCCAGATCATGCGGACCGAAGGCATCGCCGTCGCCTACGCCAAGTTCGACCTCGCAGCCATCACCCGCGCAGGCCCCGACCGGTGGAACTCGTTCTCGAAGGGACTCCAGACCGGCGTCTACTCGATCAACGAGGTGCGGGCATGGGAAGGGCTCCCTCCGCTCGAAGGCGACAAGGGCACCGGCCACTACGTGCCCATGAACCTCGCGCCGCTCGGCGACGACGGCCTCCCCGAGGAGTAGCCGATGGCCGGGACGACGATGTACGCAGTGAAGGCCGCCCTGCTCTCCAAGATGCAGGCCGACATCTCCGGCGTGCAGATCACCTACGGCGACTCAGGCGGTGCCATGCGCCGCGAGTCGATCTTCATGGGGGACATCACCTCCAACGACCAGACCCCCCAGGCGTTCGCCTCCGGTCGTCGCCGCCTCCACGAGGACTACACCCTCGACGTTCACGTCGCCGTGCAGTCCAAGGCCGCCGGGCAACAAGAGGCCGAAGAGCGGGCCGTCGCACTCGCCACCTCCGTCGAGAACGTCTGTAA